GAGGGCTTATGTTATTCCGTTCCGTCACACGACGGGGGAAAGTGTTTATTTCTTTTTAGTTTGCGCCAAGATCGCAGCCACCCGCCGCTGAACTGTCAGGATAAAGCTGTCCATTTCGGGATGGTCTTTAATGGTTTCAATCGCGGCTCTGGTTGATAAAATCGCGGCTTGAGTGTCGCTGTCGGTGCTGGTTAGCCCGTGCAGCTTTTGCTTGAGTGCGACCAGTTCGCGGCGGTGGTTGGTTGTCATATATTAAAAGGGGAAATCTTCACCTTCGCCAACATCAACCGTGCTATGATGTTTTGATGCTGGCTTTTGCGCTGCTGGCTGCCCTCTGTCACCAAATGTCAATGTCTTAGCATTGCCCACAATCGGCGTTCTTTCCTTAGCTTCCCGCTGCTCTTTTGTAGGAGAGATTGTCAGCATGTGACTGTTGCCATATTGATCTTCGCCATCTTTATTCTCGCGCATGTCGAGATCGAGATAGCAGCCTTTGCCAGCATAAAACATGCCGCTTGTTTTGATCGGGATCGCCAGGTATTCGATGCCGTCTTTCGCGTTGATGATTTTTGCGCCCATGACTTTTAGTAAGTCGATTTTTAGTTTTAGTAGTGTATTACTCATGTTATTATTTTCTGTTAGTTGATTTTTTCTCTAGTTGTTGTTGTTGTTTCAGTTCCGCTTCCAGTTCCAAAATTAGTCTATTCGCCGAGCGTGTAGCTTTGATTTCTTCCATCGCTGCTGACTCTGGCAAGTTCAGTTGGAGGAATTGATAAGCCTCGATAAAGCTGTTTCTCATAGCCTCGATTTGTTCGATTAAATGTGATGTGTTCATGATTCTAGTTCGCTGATTTCGTAAAGTTTCGCGCCACGTTGAGCCGCGGTCGCAACTGCCAATGCCGCCCATTTATCGCCGCTCATTCCAAACGTGCCGCCTTGGTTTTTCTTTGTCCCTACCTCGCCGTAGATGTCGATCAACGCTTGGCGAATGTTTGCGTCTTTCGCTTTGCTGCTGTGGCAAATTGCGTTTTTTACAACGTTGCGCGTTATGAGTTTTACCGATGGCAACGCTTCGATGATCCGCCCGATAAATAGGCAAGTGTCAAAGATTGATTTACCGACTGGCATTCCGTAGCTTGCAATCATCTCGCAATAGATTTCCACATTTGCGTTTTTCCAAGGTTTAAGTATTTGCAACGCTGATTCGTTAGGTTCGTAAAAGTGCGAAATGATTCTTTCGTTTTCTATGACGACAAACGCCGTTTCCTTGTTGCCAGGGTCGATGCCGATTATGGTTCTCACTCTTCCTCCTCCTGTTCTCTCTCGCATAAAAAGTCGTGGTTTTGCTCGATCTTATCCATTTTCATCTGCCATTCCCACTCGTCGTTCTCGCGGTTGAGTTTGTCGGCTAGGTTAAGGATCGCTACTGCTTGTGTTGGTTCGTTCATTGGTTTAGTAGTTTTTTTACTTTTTCGATGGTCTCCTCCGCATCAAGTATGCGCTGTGTCGTAACGTCAATCGAGCTTTGCAATGCCGCTCTGATGGCCATATAGCTTCGCGCCAGTTCAGCAAATCCTCCGACGGTAACTTGCACCGTTTCATGATCCTCGAGCCTGTTTTCGCAATACATGGCGATATCTAACAATTTCTGTATTCTGTTTGTCATATTTTTATTCTCCGTAAGCATATTCTGGCAAATCAATCTCGACTTCACCGTCCCAAATTGACGGCCATTTATTCGACTCCAGGCACTCCGCAAATCGTTTCGCGCCAGCACGGTATAAATCCGCGCCGTATGAAATGGCTGGAAATGGAAGCGAGACAACCGCAACGCGGAAAGGCGGTTTCGATGTCACAAAGATAAATTTAAACTGTGTCCGTTCGATGCCGCTTGCAATAGCTATCCCCTCACAATACGCCCCCGCTTGTATATGATATCCCCAGTCGAATATGTGACGCGCCAAGCTGCGTTTGGATTCTAACGCGCTCGGTTCGCACGTTTTAAGATCCACGATTGTCTCGCCGTCATCGGGCAAAATGTCAATGAGTCCTTTTGACGCGAAGGGGTAAGCTGTCTCATGTCTAAACGCGATTTGAAACTGCGCGCCGTTGATCAGTGCTGCCGCTTCTGGTTTGGATCTGATCGCGTCAAGCTGCGCTTGTGCTGAGTCAAATTCCGACTGCTTTAATACTTGCCGACCTTCTGTTTCCATTTCATCACGCCATGATTTCGCCTCTTTGGTGCGAAACTCGTCATAGATTGACATAGCGTATCGTGTATCGAATTGATGCGGCTCAGTCAGCAAACAATCCAAGACACTCCCGCCGCGCATAGCTTTTGTCTGCTCTTTACGCTGTGAGTTTTTCCAAGCTCCAGCGTCTTTGATAAAGTCACAAATGAGCGATTTGGAGATTGCTTTGCCTTTGACAGTTTCGATTGTGTCGGACTGGTTTATGTCGTCATATCGGTATAGGGCAAACGGCAAGCCTTGTTTGATTCCGAAAAAGCTCATTGGTCACCTCCGATCATGCCAGCCCGTTTCGCCTTGAGTAGTTCTGGATCTGGTTTAGCCTTGATGCGTAATCCGCAAACAGTCTCGCCGCCAGCAGGGTTTCTCACGCCGTCTTTGACAAAGATATGCACCTTTTTACCAGTCCAGTTCTGAACGTCCGCGCCAAACGCCGCTGCTAACATTTTGCGGTTAGTCGCGTTAAGCACCATGCGTTTCTGTGATTTAGCAAAGCCGATAGAGAAAAAGCCTTTTTTCTTACCGTCCTGCATAACTTCGTCGGCGTGTTCGTAAACGCCTTCGATGGTCACTTCGACATCGCCTAGCCCTAGAAAATCCTCACTTGCTAAAAATTTCGATGATTGTTTCATTTGTGATACTTTGCCTGTAAATTGTTTTTCGCTCATATTATTTTCTCTTGTTTTTGTTAGATGTTTGCGCTTTAAGACCTAGCGCAAGGCGGCGGTTGATAGCATCATTTTCGAATGGCTTAACACCGCCCACACGGATTCCGCGCTGTGGTGGCTCCATTGCTGCTGCTTTGCATAGGCAAAATGCGCCTAGTAAGCCAAATGCGATGCCGCTTAGTGCAAGCCCTAGAATCATGCGCCCTCCTTTCTTGCTTCCAGCATTGCGTCTGCAATACGATAAGCTGCTTGCGCTGTGTGTTTCAGCGATGCCTCATATGCTGGTGCAAATTCGTTTACATAACCAACACTACCAGACAAAGCCGCCGCTGCAAAGTAGTCGCGCAGGGTCATGCCTTGGCTGTCGCACGATACTATTGTATCATGTCCAATGTGTAATTCAGCGACCGGAAACGCCGCCCCGCCGTTGTCGGTAACTCTCATAACTGCGCCCCCCTTTCCGCAAGCTCCGATACAAAAGACGAGAATAACCGCCCTTGATTTTTTGCTCGCGCTTTGAGTTGTGTTATTGTCGCAATCGGCAGCTTGATACTAACCGTTCTATGTGTTTTTTCCTTGATACTTGCCGCTATAATCTCGCGCTGTTTTTCTCGTAGTTTATTGTTCATATTTTATTTAGTTAAAAAGTTGATAGGTTGATCTTACCTCGCCACTTTTTAGGTGCTTGCAGGTATTTCTGATGTCATGCCCCTCTGCGCGTAGGTCGCTGATTCGGGTGGCGACTTTGGTGCTGCGTGTGAGCTTTGTCAGTGCCGACAAGCTCCGAGCATTCCCGCTTTTTAATGCGGCCAGTATTTTTGATTTCGTTGTGTGTTTCATAGTAGTTGGTTTGCGCGTTGGTCAGTCGCGCCCCTGTTTTTTTTACCAAAAAAGACCAGTTTCAAAAACTGTCTCGCAAATCGTTTGCACGTCGTAACGAACATCATCGTCGGCGTTTGTGATTGCAATGCCACCATTGTCGTCGTTATTAAAATCAATCTCGGCATCTGGATATACCGCTAAAATCGCTTTCGTATATTCTGACTCTAAACGCTTTTGCACCTCTGCAAAAAGTTCGTCGCTATATACTGCGGATGGGTCAATACTTGCTGAGTTATGGCTGATTGTAATTTTCATATTTTTTATTTATTTAGTGGTTGTGCGCGTTACAGTCGCGCCCCTGTTTTTGATTGTTTGGTTTTTTAATGCCTCGCGCAAATTGTCAATTGCTATTTGCAACGCTTCTGGTGAGTCGCAAGAAATGTATGCGTCAATGACTGCTTGCGCTGCTTGTTTTAAATTTAACATGTTCTCATGTCTCCATTTGATTCTCGATATGCAATCCCATTAGCGGAAAGAATCATAAGCATTCTTGACACTGCTTGCGGCGTTGTCTGCATTAAAAAGCAAGCCATTTTCAGTGAGCAAAATCCACGCGCAACACATTCCTCGCTAATTGTTTTTGCTAGTTCTTTTTGTTTTTTGGTTAGCTGTTTCATAGTTTTTATTTTTCAAGTTTGATGGTCACTCCCTTATTAAAATTGCGAAACATTTCAAATTCTGATGGATTAATATAGCAGGCTCCGATCAAACTTTTTAATGCAGAATAGCTATTAATGTTGAAACTTTGCGCATCTACACGAACCCAAATCATAGGAGTGCCAGCATCTCGCTTTTGTCCCTTGCTTAACTTTTTACAGTCTGCAATGATTGTTTCAATTTCTTCTGCTGTTAGGTACCTTTCGTTTGCTGATTGATTTTGCAACTTGATTCTTGTTGGTGCGGCGGATGTCATATTGTGTTTCGGTTAGTGTTGTTAGTGTCACTCGCGGCGACACACAAGGAATACGCGAAAAATAACAAAACGTCAAATTATTTTTGCAATTATTTTCATTTATTTTCATTTTCCTATATTCTAAAAGGGAAAAATCGTGCGAATTGTTAGAGAAACGCATAGGGTTTTTAATCCGATATAGGGCTTGCATAGGGTTAATTGCTCACAATCTGTGAAGAAGTTATACACATAAAAAAGAGTTGATTTATTTTCTCGTTATGCTACTTTTCCCTTGTTCGCAAGATACCACCTTGCTAGAAAGTTTTTCGTCACCAGTTAGCTTAATAAGCCAGCGAGTGATAGAAGCCGTTCGAAGGTGGTATCTCGAACGGCTTTTTTCTTTCCACTCGTTAGATCAAGTCACATAGAAAGCATGAGTCAGCCGACGCAAAGTTGATAGTGTTAGAGTGAAAGGGTATCGCGCCCGACGACAACTGAAGCGCGATTGAAAAAGTAAGAACGCTGATTTTGTTCGATTCCGTAATACGCTGCATCCCACGGATAGAAATCAGATTCACGAAAGTGATTTGTTCAATGGTGACGGCTCATTTATGAGGAAGTAACTTTGACAGAGTTCAGCCTGTAATGGGCGAACTTTGTCTTTTGGTTCTGGTCTATTTGTAGGAAGATGATAATGATTGATGACACTACAAACAGCAGGTAAAACGAAACAACTACAAACGATTTGAACAAAAATACTCAGTCACCGCTCAAACTTAATCGGACGCAACCCCATGAGGTGCATCTTTTCCGCAAATGGTAAATCAAATCCGCAAATTAAATGTTGGCAATCATCGCAAACACGCCCGATCATGCGTTGGATTTTTTTGTCGTCGCCAATTAGCGTCACGATTCGGGCTGGCTTTTTTTTGCAATGCTCGCAGGTTGGCAGGTCGTCGGTCATGGCTTAGAGTAAAGGTTGGTGGTCGCGCCGTTTATCATGATTTTACGTTTTGTTAGTTCGCCCTTAGCCACCATTTCCGTTAGCCGATACATCGCGCCAGAGTTGGATATTTTCACGCCCCTGGCAATCAATGCGTGATAATATTCGCCTGATGTAAATTCATCATCCTTGCGCTTTGTCGCATCGGTTTGTTCTAGCGCAAAATCAAGTGCGCTCATGACCTGTTTTCTGTTGCCGATTGTTTTCATTTTGTTAGATTATTTTGCGGTATAAACCCGCTGATGGATTAGTGGCGTTTCGTTTTTATCTAATCCCCGATGGTCAAAAATAATTGCGCTAGGTTGTGGGATCGCGTCAGGAACGACCTTGTGACCAAAGCGCGTCAACCCCTGCCAAGCTCCGCAAATCGCACTTGTCTGGTTGCCGTCTTGCCAGATGCCGTGACGGTGCCTGTGCGCCCTCACCATGACCTTTGGAATGGGTTTCCCTGTCCGCGCCCGTGAGTGCGTGAGATTGCCCAGCATGATGCTGTGTGCGCTCGCCTCAAGGTATGTTCTTGCCGTAGCAGAAATGTGGTGAGCGAAGTTGTAAAGAGTTCCGTGAACTTCTAAGTCTAGGTTGTCCCATGCGTGTTGACCCGTGGATTTGTCTTTCGATGCCCCTAGCGCATGACCAAGCGCAATCTCAAAATTAGTAGTATGGCACTCCGTCCCTTTTATTATGTGCAGATTTTTGCATTTCTTTGCCATGTCGCCGAGGATATGTTTAACCGCTGCGAATTGATCTCCTACGTCTGGAGTCATCACTTGCAAAGTTCGATGGTGTATGCCGTCGATAGCGTCACCGTTGATGACAATATCAAATTCATCATTTCCTATGATCTTTGTCGCCCACGACTGCATATCGACCCAGCATAGCCATAGCCATTTCTGGAAATTGTTTTGCCCGATGGGGTTACCCTCGTTAGTTATAAAATCTTTAGGCCATAAGCCCACGGTCGATCCTACGTGGAGATCACTGATGTTCAAAATTAACTTGCTTGTCGTTTTCATTATTATTTTAGGCTAAATGTTACCTTGTGAAAAGCTGGGAAGAATAAATGCTCGATTGCTCTGACGATGTTTTCCTCGTCGTATCGTTGAGAAAATGACACCCCGCTGACGTGTAACGCTGCGTGTAGCATCTCGTGGCGTAACGTCTCGAGCTGAGTCTTGAAATCGGCGCACTCATCGCTGATGATTATTTTCCTATCATCAAAACACATGCGGCCAAAATCGCCGTCATCCAGTGCCGCAATGACAACCTTGAATTTGATTCCTCCGATTGTCACTGTTCGCGGTAGTTTCATGATGATGATTTTATACGTTGAAGCGAATTCTCGCTTTGACCGATGCAATATCTCGCTTTTTGCTGTAAACGCCGCCGCCTTCGCGTGACCCGTTTTCGTCCGTGTTACCCTCACACGTTTGGAATTCACCAGTCGTGTTTGCGGCACTAGTGGCGATCCCGATATGCGAAAATTTGAAAACGATAATGTCCCCTGGTTGGATATCTTTTGCCTTAGGCGATACGAGCGTGCTAGTGCTCTTGTCTTGCTCTTTTGACCAGCGGACAAAGTCCCATGCCCCCGCCGTGGTAGGTCGCTTAAAAGTGGCTGTCTGTTTGATTCCGCACTTAGTCAGCGATTCGCGCACGATGTAGCACACAAACGCCGCACACCATGGCCACGCTTGTTTTGGATCGAGATTCGTCGCCGCCTTGTATAAATCAACCCGATCTCCGCGATTACTGTTACGTGGAGATTCTCTCACGCCGATTTCGTCAATCGCTCTCGTGACAATAGCTGCTTGTAGTGGTTTCATTTAGCGTATGCTGGCTCGATGATAATTACGCCCGATGGCGATGCGGTGTAGGTGCCGAATTTGCCCTTGTAAACCACGCCGCAAGATGTCAGCAATGTTGATAAAATAGTTACAATTAGTAGTTTCATAATATTTTTACATAAACGCCGTCTTTGTCTTTTCCGAAATACTTATCCCCGTATGCTTCCACCGCGTCAAAATAATGACTGGCAAGCAAAAATCCATTGCGCTCCATGAGGTATAAAAATTGATAGTTCGCATCGTGCGCGTCATACATTCCGACCGCTGAAAATTGATATAATACATCATGCCAAAATGACGCTTCGATACTGCCATCGAAATCTGGCGTTCCAATCCATGCACCCAGCGGATAAAAGCCAACGTATTTTTTCGGGCTGCACCCATTCCAAAAATACTCGTTCGTTGCAAAAATCCATCCGTTTTTAATCCATGCACGGAGTGTACCATCTGCGCTATAAAACTCTACGTTTGGATGCTGTGAGAGCTTGCCCTTTAGAGCCGTGCAATTTACACCAACCGCAGCAAAGCGATATTTGCGCTTGCCCTCTTTGACTGGATGTAGGATGCGATAATTCATTTTCCGTCCTCTGCTTTTTTCAATGCCGTTTCGTGCAGCTCTTTGATGTAGTCATCTTTTTTCTCGAGCTTTTCGAATAGGTGTTTTACTGTGCGGGTCAGAACAAAAATACACGCGATTGCCAATCCCCAGCCTGTCAGCGCACTGGCGTATTTTGCCAAGCCGAGTTCGTCTGGGATTTCGGTTGATAGCAAAAAACTAAATCCGCTGCTGCAAAAAAGCGTGATGGTTTTTGAGATGCCGATGCTAAATTCTGTTAGTAAATCAAATTTCATTTTCGATTGGTGCGGTGTAGATAAATTCCGTGCCGTTGAAACTATAGCCAGTTGGCATTTCAACAATAACGCGAGAGGTGATGTCGGTCTTGGCTAGTTGCGAATTTACCGCCGCGCCTAGTTCTGAGTTGGCTGCGAATCGTTCGAGAGTGGCTGCAAGATTTCCATTGATGCTGTCCAAGATTTCTTGCGGTTCACGCCGCCAAAAATCAGCATAGCACTCGTTGAGAGTGTCAGCCAAATGTTTGGTTGCGATGATTCCTTTTCGGGTCAAACCCTTTTCAAATTCCGCTGTTGTTAGTGAGGTGTCCATAAATTATGATATCGATTTAATCGAATTGCATCGATTTTTGATTGTTTACAAAAAATCGTCTAGCTGCTGCGGTAGTGCCGTTAGTTGCTGACATGACCAACGCTGCATTACTTGCTGCGCTTGTAGCGGATGGCGCACCCGATCCCGTTACGGTTGTGCTGTTTACGGTAGCCGTCCATGTGCCGTCACCGTTTGACTGAATCATGCAGTCATACACAAGCCAAGCCGACATAGTAACTCCCGTTGTTGTTGTTGTCACCGCGCTGCCGTTTGACACCTGCACAAAAATTACTCCATTTATGACTTTAAACCCAATCGCGGTGTTTGCCGATTGCAAATCCTGCACGGTTGTCAGCGTTGACGGCAGTCCAAGGTAAATGCGGAAAATTGTATCCGCACCTGAAAAAGCGTCAGAGCTAATACGGACAAAATGTATTGTTTTTTTAGACCAATCAACCGCTTGGCGACTACCTGAGTATTTTTGCCAAGCCCGAAAATCGTTTGCGTCTGAGCGAAGTAAAGCGCTTGAACCTGCCGTTGACAGAGTGTTTAACTGCATCACGTTGGTCGCTGTTGAAGATGTGCCTGTGCCTACGTTTGTCGCGGTGTAATCTCCCGTTGCTTTTGTCCATTCGTAAACCGAGGTGAGCGTGTCTGCGTTACTAACCAATCCCAAAGCCGTTCGCTGCGCTGCCGCCGCCCCCGCTCCATAAGTGTAGCTCGTCGCGTTAAATGTCGCCGCCGTGCCAAATGTCGCGGAGTTGATCGCTGGACTGGTCAGCGTTTTGTTGGTGAGGGTGACAGTGTTAGTAGGAGTAACGGTGATGTCACTTGTTAGCGCGAGAGTGCCAGTGCCAGATGGTAGCGTTAGTAAACCACTCCCGCCAGTTGTTGGATTAATAGTCGTGCTAGATCCCTCTGTGTCTGAGTAAATTATAATTTGACCCAATTTTGAACCATTTGAGTCGTAGCCAACTGTCAACGATCCAGAAAAAACCGTGTTTATATACGCCGTCCTTACATAATTACTGCCTGTTCCGAGGTCATAAGCTCCGTCAGCTAAAAATATAAAATCGCTATTGCATGTATTCAGCGTCAAGGATTCGATATCCAGATCACAAGTCCCATTGCTGGTCGTTGCGCTTGTTACGGCGTTTGTAGCTACTACGATTTGACCGAATAAAAGAGAGTGATTGTTTGTAAATGCCGCTCCTGCCGATGACACCAAGGTCACTGGAAAAGTGTAGTATGCGGTCGATGTATTTGCACCTGTCACCGTTGGCGTGCCTGTGATTTGCCAGACTTGGTTCTGCGATGAGTCATCCCGATTTTGAATGAAGATTTTTTGATTCAGAACGAAAAATGATAGAAACAACTCGATGTCGGTGTCGTCATCGGTCAGGTGCGAAACAATGATGCTAGTCGCGCTCGTCTGCGTGGCGTTGTTCCAGATCAGGTGGCCATCGGTCGGGTAGCCGCTCGTTGCGTTGGTCTTGGCGTTATAGTTCCATGCGTTAGTTGAGCCGCCGTTTGTGCCGTTTGCGCCGTTCGTGCCAGGCGCGCCCCTCGCTCCAGTTGGCGCAATGGTAATTGCTTGGACTGTTTGCTCTCGATCTACGTAAATATGTATGTCGCTCATCGTGTTACTGTTCCGCTAATTGTTACCGATCCGCTCACCCACCGATCCACCGCGCCGTCTCCATCGGTTACGCGCAAATCCCAATAGTAGCTTCCCGCAGTTAGCGGTAACGTGTCAGCCGCTGAAATGGTTAAATCAATTTGACCAGTAGCAGCATTTGCCGTGCTAATTACAATTTCCTCAATGACAGTTGCGCTTGTAAATGATGATCTGATTTGCGCTTTAAACGAATAATCTGTTAGATCAATCGTTGTTGTTTTGCAAGCGTCGGAATAAAAAGTAAACGTGTCCGCGTAGTCGCTGCCAATGTCAATTAGTATATTGTATGTCGCGCTCATTTATTCTGTGGTGTATTGTAATTACTTGTTAGACTTTTGCAATCAAAAACTGTTAGATTTTAAGTATCGGTATCTCGTGCGTTAAATTGTGTGAAATATGGATCTGCCAATGTTCCTGATCCAGTTTGGAATCCACTTACTGTGACTGTTGACGCAACTAGTATTCCATTTGCAAACTCCATTGACATTTCGTTGCTTTCTGAGCCAGTCACCTCATCTAAAAAAGTCCAAGTATAAGTCCCGTAAATCCCAGTTATTGCGACCTCATGGAATATATGACTTCCCGCCGTCCCTCTCTCAATAACTGGCTTTCCGTCAACGATTGTAAATGCTGCAATCTCATAGGCATAATATCCAGCTTGTGAGCCAGGTATGTAAGCAGTCGAAATCGTTGATGATGATAAAACTTCTAGCTCAACGCTGAAAATTGGTCTAATCGTCCCCGTGTTAGTTTCTGTTACAACGGCAAAAATCGATTCATTGTGCGCGATTGGAATCCACGTTGGAACGTCATCAGTAAGCGCGTTCGATGCCTCCCAATAAATAAGCGCGTCTACGCCGTCATCTGCTGATGGTCTTTTCTCAATTACAAGCCCCCGTGATACGCTTATTTCGTATTCGTCCGTCGTTCCGTTTTTGATTCTCAGCGATGGAATGAAAGGTGCTTCGATGATTGGCAACGCTGGCAAATTAACCGTTTTGATCCTGTTACGCAATCTGCGGATCGAGTCGTGAATAGACGCGATGTCATCGGCTTTAACTCTATCTCCGCGCCGTGGATCGCGATTATCAGGAATTGAAATATTAGACTCCATAAATCAGTTGGTTATCATCGTTATCCTCGATTGTTGACCAAGTGCGCGACCACGTAATAGGATTCGTAGATGACTTGGTTTCCGTTGCCCCTGACAATATCCATACGCGATCTGGCGGCGTTGCTGGGCTGTTTGGAGGAACGGTGATTTTTCCTAAGTCTGCTATTTCCGCATCTGTCAATCCTCCAAGGTCTGTTTGCGTTTCGGTATATTCTCCCGCTGGATTCTGATACGTTTTAACACCTCGAATTACAATCATGCGAAACCAAAGAAGCGCGGTCTCGTCTGTCAACACGCCCTGTGGAAGTCCTGAATAAACGTCGTAAAATTGAACGTCTTCGGTGATTCCGTCTCCCGTGCTGCGGAATTTACCTTCGAAACAAGCCACAATCGGCTTTCTAAAAAGTTCATCCAACAATAAAAACTTTGGATGCTGAATAATTGGTGATTCTGTTAGACTTCCATTCCAGTCGTAAATCTTTTCCCGCTCGCTTTGCTCCTCGTCTGCTGGCTCAAATCCGATAAAGTTGACAATTACGTTATCAATGCCGCCACCGCTCCCACCTTGGTTCTCCTCGAGCGAATGCGTGTCAATCGTTAGAATTGAAGTAAAGTATGGATCAAGTTGCGTGTAAATCGCCGAAAGCAATTCACCCTTGTTTAGAGATGTCGCAACGTCTGAATAGTCACCACGCCGCAACAAAAAAGTCATGCTTCCGGTGAATTTTCCTGTCGCGTCTTTTTCGACTCTGAAATCTTTCGATGGCGTTAAGGTATTCGCCACTAAACCGTAAATCGTGCTGCTCATGCGTATAATGCGCCCCCCGTGCGATAGATTCTTTCCAAGATGCTGTTAGTGCGTTGAATCTCTGAGATTGGATCAATCATGCTAGTTTTCCCGCCGCCTCCGACGTTCATTAGTTTCATTACTCCCTTTAATACTGGATTTACATCTTCCCCACCAAATGCGCTTTTAATACCCTCACCGATGCTCTTGCCTATGTCATTAAAGAATCCCTTTACAGCGTCAACCGCTCCAGTTTCTTTGAAAAAATCCATTGCGCCTTGAAATTGTTTGCGTATAAGATCGCCAAATTTCGACCAGTCGGCTTCGTTAATTGCCGCTGATACTGCGTCGAAAAAGTCTTTTAATGTGCTGCCGTCAAGCCCCAGTTGCTTAAATAGTTGCAGGTTTAATGATCGCCATAAATACGGCACGCGCTGGAACTGATCCTGCATTTTCCCTAGCTTGTCTTGAACGGCTTCAACTTCTTCGCCAAAGATTTGCGTTTCTTCGGATGCCTGCTTGAATACATCTTGGTTGCGGAAAAGTTTTAATAACTGCATATACATCTTGCCGCCGAAAATGTCCTTCAATGCTTTTTCAGTTTCTCCGCCATTGTCGCCTATTGTTGCGACTGCTTGCCCAATCATCATAAATTGGTCGATTGCGCTCTTGCCTGTCAAATCTGCCATTGTCAAACCTAGCTTGCCGAATGTCTTTTGCAATTCCTCGCTTCCGTGTGATGCGTCATAGATGTTGTCAGTCATTGTTGATAGCAATCTCCCAGACTCGACAGCCGCTCCAGACAATGCCAACGCTCTATCTAGTTTGATAATTTCGGTTGTGGTTGCTCCTACTTGCAAGGCGGTGTCTTGCGCTTCCCCCGCGAAGTCTGCTAGTTGGTCAATGCCAGTTGCTAGCTTCATCCCTACATCTATGAGTGACTTACTAAGCATTGCCCCGGCACCCATAGCCATGCCTTTCCCGATTGACTTAAACGCGCCGCCAATTCCAGCAAAGCCTTTTTTTACTTCGCTTCCGTCAAATCCTACCTTTACTGATGTTCCGATTGCCATAATTCAAATTGTTTTTCTAGTTGTTCAAATTTCCTATTTGTCTCGTCGCATTCGATAGCGTTTGCATATCGCAAGTATGATCCATTTCTGTTAGATTCGCAATACATGATTTGCAGAAAACGCGATGTATCCATGTCCCAAATAAAATGATTCGACGATACGCCATGCCTTAGCGCGAAATACTCCGCGACTGCTAGGAGACATGGCTCGTCTCCTTTCCCGAATTGTTAGATTCCATCGTTGCTATTGCGATGCGTTTTGCTGATTCGATAACAGTTGTCATTACGCCGTCGATTTCCTCCGCGTGTTCAGCCGCAAAAAGCGAAAGCAATTCTTCCCGCTCGTCTTTTGTTTTAGCTACGTATAATGCCAATTCTTTTCCTGTTAAATACATCACGTAAACGATTTCTAGAATGTCAATCGCCTCTACTTCTCTGTCGCTTTTTGAGAAGTTGGCGTTATCGAGTCTGCGCAATACGACGGTTAATCCGATGCCTAATGGCCGCAATGTTCTTTCGCCTAATGTGACCACGCCTAGCCATGATCCCAACAATTCTGTGTTTCTATCTTTCATCTATTTAATCTGTTAATAAGTTCTTGCCGTTGATATTTTGGAAGCGCGATGTCGATCAATGCTTGTGCGTCTCCGTTGCTCATGTAGATTTCTTTTGATGCCTTGTTGTGCAATGCGTATAGCTCAACGCGGTTATAGACAAACGCTAGCGCATAGCTTTCCTCGCTATCTGGAAACATGGAAATATGATGCTTTGCCGTTTCTTCGTTTCTAACATTTCCAATGTCAAACATTTCTTGCGCTAATTCTAGCCAGTCGCTAATGGTCATTTTCCCCCGCCCGTTTCTAACGAAATTTGATAGAAATCGCATAGGGTGATTTTCTGGCACTCTTGAAATATCGCTCCATGCATTATTCATGTCGGAGGTAATATGCTTCCCGCATACGCTGTGACTCTCGAAATGATAGCGCGAGTATGTGTGTCCGTTTTCATGCGCAATGATGCTGCACGGCTTACTTTCCGTAAGCGGTATTCCTAGCGACATTAAAGCACACGCGAAGTTTAAATCGCCTGTGCTAAATTTGTTTTCATTTTTCATAGTTGTTAGACTTTAACTCGCGGTATAGGTAACTGTGGTGTCAACTCCAGGGAGGAAGATTCCCGTTAGATCGCCAGTCTCGAATCCGTTGTTTGAACGTGCAAGAGTTGCTCCCGTTATGATTATCGAAGCGTTAGCCACTGGTGTTACTTTTAATAGGTCTGTAAAGACGTTTAGAGAGTCAACCGATGTGTTTGCTAATACTAGCAAGTCAGCGATACCAGGAACCATTCCCGCGCCTTTTACGGCGATCACTCCGCTCGCTGTGATGTCGATCTTTTCGTTGTAAACACCAATACCCACATCTTGCCCAACGTGGTTAGGTGCTAATGCGGTTTCAGATGTCCCACCGTAGGAAAGACTAGCGATGAATAGTCCTGTTGAACTAGCCTCGCTTGCTAGTCCAAATTTTGCCGTTGAATAAATTGTTGCGCTCATTGTATTATTTTGTTGTTAGATTTTGCACCCAGTCAGGGTGAATGAAATTTTGCTTGCTCTCACCTCGTCATCAGCTTCAGTGTTCATATCGAACTCTCTGACTTGGAAGATTTTACTTGTTAGGTTGTCATCGTCTGACCATTCGACAAATGAAACATTGTCAGCTAAGATATTATAAAGTTGTGCTTCTAGAGTGTCTTTTTCTGCGACCGTCGTCCCCTCATCTGCTCTTGGTATTGTGATGATCGCCACTGCTATTCCTAGCTCGTAAACACCGCGCAGAATATCATGCTCATCCGTTCCCGTGCATGTGATGGCGATGTATGCTGGCTCTAATATATCTTCGTCGCCATCGATAAATACTGGCAATTCCAATAATGCCGCATAGTTCAGCAAATCCGCTTGGAAAGCGATGTATGCTTTAACTGCTTTAAGTATAAGTGTTGATGTCATTTTAGTTTTGCAAGTTTTGCCGTTCCCGCTTTTTCATACCACTTGATCGTTTTCTGCAATCCAGTTTTTACCGCTTTTTGTTTCTGATTATCGCGCAAAACGTAGCCCGAAGCTGATTGTTTTGTGTCGTTGTTCAGGATTGCGTCACAATCGAAAATCTTTTTTTTCACCGATGTATTTCCTAGTGAAGAATACTTTTGCGCATAGCCAAGAAAGTTTTTCCCGATGCTTATTTTCTGCATTCCCTCTTGGCGTTTTGCGATGTCCATTCCCGCGCCGATCCATGCGCCTTTTGCCATACCAGCCCTAGCAGATTTAATTTTGACTGCTTCACGTAATACTGTTTCTGTTGCGCTTTTCTTTGCTGAATCTGGGAGCAGTCGAGTTCTTTTCCCTTTTTTCGTTCTGTTTTGGTCGATCCATGAAATGACCATTTGCGGATTTGTTAGACTTGCTTTTTTCCCGTCTGCTACTCGGTTAATGACTTTTAGAGCGTCATTCCAAATAGCTAAAATCTGCACTTCTTGTGCTTTTTTCCCGCGTCCAAATGCTTGAGTCGCTCCTGATAAATCACGCGCGATCTGGACTCCCCAACGGAAGGTGCTTTGTGCTGTCGAGTCTCCGAAAACCTTTGACGCTTTCTTCAAGTTTTTCTCTAACAATTTGTGATCTAATGTGGCTTTCACGACTTAGTAATTGATTCGAGTTTTAGCGTCACAAATGATGCGCCGTTCATGACTTCCGTTAGACGAAAAACAATGCCGCGCGCCGTAACTTTTTTCCCAACGTAGTTTTTAGACTCAAGAGGATAAGCGGTGGTGAACTCGTCTGAATCTACGACCGCCTGAAACAATGCCGATGGAATAAATCCCGTATTGCCATAAGTGTCTGCCGATGTGATTTCCGATAAAACTGCGCTTAGTGTTGCACCCGTTCCAATAACTAATGATTCCCCGCCTATCGTTGAACGAGCGTCGGAAAATGCGTTAGATACGAAATTTTGTAGTTCACTTGGCACTTTGTTTTTTAGTTAGGCGGGAGAGCTTTTACCCTCCCCCGCCATGCTACGAATCACACACAATACAGAAAATTACTTTGCTTTTTTCTTTGCCGTTTTTACTGGCAATGAATCATCTTTTTTCACTTCCTCTTTTACTTCTGCTGCTTCCTCTTTTGGTTGATCGGCTTTGTTGTGTCCGAAAGTCATGGCTACGTTTAGAGAGTAACCAATAGCCTTTCTTCCTTTTGCAAATTCCGACGCTTCCTTGGCAGATGACACAAGTTTAATTGTGCCATCCGCGAAAGCTAAAAGAAGTTTTCCAGTTAGAAGCATTAAGGAGTAAGTTTGATGATTTTAAGAGCGGTAGTGTCGGCAACTGCTGCGCCGAACATTACATCATACGAACACCACAAATCGCGAGTTGCGCGAGATACCCACATGTTCATTTGGACGGTCAGTCCAAGATCAGGAATAACCACGTTCTCCTGAGAGATCATGTCGCTAGATGCTGGAGAGTTCTGAGGAACACCCGAAGCGCAAGCAATGGCTTGTGGAGAACATGCGAAACCTTTGATGGTTGCGCCGGCACCCGTCCAACGGTTGTTGTAACCGAAGAAGTCATAGCCATAAATGCCAGTGTTGCGACCGCCAGTTGCAAGATTGAACGCTTCCAGGTTAGAAGGAAGGAAGTTTGCATAGATGCTACCGTCAACAACAAGGTTGCGAACGTCGCCATCTTTAAGAGCCGCCCAAAGCGTTCTGAGTTCAGCAGCGGTAACGAGAGCCGCGGTGTCAACGTCAACTACAGCGGCGCCGAAGTTGGTCGTTGTAACTGGAGCAAGCGCGATGTCCATAATCTTGTTAGCCAAATTATGGAGGTTGATTTTCGCGATGTTCTCAATGCGGAAACCTTGATTGATTTCTGCGTTGGTCAAAGCGAACGAGTTGGAGTATTGATCCACGACAACGGTAGAAACTCCCAAAGTGCTGTTTCCAGACTCGAAGTTAGTCGCGTTGGTCTGAGTCGTGCCGCCAGCAGTAGCAAGAGGAACGAGAACAGTTTTACGTGGAGCGATGGTATCAGCGGAAAAGTCTTTTGTGAAGACGTTCAGCGGAGCAAGGCGAGATTGGAGAACGGTGATCGCTGAATCGCGAAGCACGTCTACCACCAATGATGCGTCAAATGTATTAGCCATATTAGTTAGTTAGTTGAAATTATTTGTTGAGTTTATCCCAATTTTTAAGCGTTGCCTCAAGGCGAGCTTTCGCATCTGGGATTGTTGCGATTTTCGAGCGGATTTGCTCCGCTGATAAAGTTTCTTTGCCGTCCGTCTCTAACTGAATTGGTTCGTGACCGTGTTCAGCTAAAATCGAAACAGCTTTGCTAGTTGCCGATTCCTCAGCAAGTTTTACAGCGTCTTTCAGTTGAGCGATTTCATTTTGCGACGCTTCAAATCTAACTGTTAGATTTTCTAGCGAAGAAATGGCTTCGGCTTTTTCTGTTTGCAATGCGGAAAGTGCTTCTACATGAGAAGCTGATGCCGATTGTGATTCTGTTAGTTCATTTTGAAGCGCGGTAAGATCAGTTTCTAGCGAAACAATTTTGCTTTGTGCTGCTTCCAAATCGTGTTTATTGGCGAAGAGATTCTTCATGCGGATAATTATGTTAGATTTCTGTTAGATTGTCAAATCTTTTTCTGTTAGATTTTTGTTAGATTTATGTTAGATTGTCAATGAGTCCCAAATCTAACGCTTTTTGACCGCTATACCAGCCAGCGCGGAATACTTCTGAATCAACCTCGCGGCGTGAAATGATAAAGTTTCCGAATTCTTGCCCGTGCTGGTTTAGCGTTTCTTGTAAAAATGCTAGCTGCTCCTCGTTTGGTTCAATATGAAAAGTTGATTTAAGAGTTGCTCCTTCGTTAGTCAGAGCCTTTTCTTCAATTCCCGTACGCTCATCCAGCGTGGTGTAGTCAGTCCATGTCATTATCGTTCCGATGTTTCCTACCATTGCCGTTTCTGACGCTGTGATGCGGTCTGTAGCCGCCGCGATCATATAAGCCGCGCTACATGCGCAAGAGGTAACAAGTGCCGCCGTAGAGACCAGCAGAGACGCGATCCAGCGTGATAATTCAATCGCTCCGTTCACGCTTCCACCGCCACTATTTATATTGATCTGAATCGCTTGCGCCCCCGCTAAAATCAATCCTTCGATTTCGCTTTTAATGGTGTCGTATGTGGTAACAATTCCCGCTTTTTCGTAGATTTTAGGAACGTCATTTGTAAGCAATCCTTGGATCCAAATCATGCCGATACCGTTTTCTATTTTAGACTCTGGACGCAGTTGGAAAAAGTCGTCCCTTTCAATATCATCTAGCGATGCGTTGATTGCTTGTGATAATTGCCTGAAGTCACAAGCGAAAATTTGCTTTGTTGCTATGTGATTTACTAATTGATTCTTCATTATGTTAGATTTCTACTGCTTGCACTAAAATGTTTACGGCTGCCGTGTTTGCCTTAGCATATAGCGTTGCGCTTGCTGCTTTGAATACTGCAATTCCACCTTTTGGAACTACGATCTTAAAAACTGTTAGACCACTATCACCGCCAAGCTCTACGTAATTCGTAGCATCAAGATTTCGAACTGAAACCATTTGCGGCGCGCCTGTGATGTTTCCAAATCCAACAAGCTCGGCAGTCGTGCCAATGTTCTGTGTTCCTTGCATCATCTCATTCCCCGTCATGCTAAATGACGCTGAATAGTTCTGAGCGATGTTTGCGCCTGACTTGTTAGCCTTTAGATTGACTGTTAAATATCCTTCGTTTGCCATGATCTTATTCTGTTGGAGTTGTTGGTTCTGGTGTCGTGGCTGTTGCCGTTGACATGTCGTTAGGTGTTAGCATTACCATTTCGCGATCCTCAATTGTCACGTCGTATTTTGTGGATACTTCTAGCGCAATCATTTTCCGCAATGCAATTTCCTCCGCACGTTCACGGTAAAATTCGTCGATTGGTTTTCCGTTAGATGACTGCACCTCGGTCATGTTGATGCTGCCTAAGCGATAACCTTCGCGCATTGCTTGCTGCTCGCGTCCGTCATCTACGGTTAGAATCGGGGGTGTTGAAAACACCCACGAGAAAGGCGCATCGACTTGCGGAATTCTGCCTGATTTTTGAAGCACCGAATATGCGTAAATTAACATTCTTTTCGCCGCATAGCGTAATGTTTTTTGGCGGGAAACGATGGCACGTCTTGCTCTCAATACGTCTGCACGTTCTGCTGTGCCTTGCCCCGCCGCTTTCCATACCATCGAGTAGCTCCACTTAATGCCGACAAGAGCCGCGCGAATCATGCGATCATGGAATGATTCCCAAATCTCGCCTGGGTTCTCATGCCGTAATTGCTCCATTTTCGATCCGCTATTAGCTTTGAAATATCGAATCTGTCCTTGCTCGTAAGTCTCGGTAAATAGTCCGTTTACTGGACAAGTGCCAGTTTGCACTCCCTCCATTGCTGGGTCTTCTAAATCTGCCCCGCCTGATTCATTGTGCTCTATCAATCCTATGGATGAAATAATCATTTGCCGCACTCGCTCATATTCGCTTGATTGCAAGCAGTGTTTCAAATCTTCTAAGGCATGTGTGAATGCTGGCAAACCTCGGCGTTGCTCTTGGTAGCAATCCTCCATGAGATGAATCATTGAATACGCGGGAACGTCATAGAAATCCATGTCGTCATCTCCAGTTGAAACACGATAAGCAATCGGGCGGTTGCGCTCGCCATAAATAATGCCGTCATTTATAACGCGCCCCTTGTATTCACCTTCCTCAAGTTTCATGCGGTCAATAGAGTTGCCCTTAGTCATTACGCAATGCCCAGGTATCTGCTGAATCTGTGGAAATTCTCCGCTTGGATCGGCTGTTAGGAGCAAGAAAGCGTCGCCGTCCCTATCCATCCCGATACTGGCATTTGTCAAAATTGACTGCCAATCTCTGCCACCGCCGCGAACTTCACAATTTGGAAACCAAACATTGCGGAAATACTCAGCAACGAATTCGCCGTCTGCTTTGTCAACTTTTCCAGTGTAGCTTGGAAGCCATGCCTCACCGATGCTGAAATCTGCTTTTTGTAAAATTGCCGCCCTTGGAACTCCCATATTCACGAACAATCTGCGCGATAATCCACACAAGATGTTTCGATCATGAAGCGGAATAAGTTTATTTATGTCCGTGTTTGGCGTTGGCAATACCGGCCCTCTCCGCGGTGATCTAGTCGCCGCATGTGCAAATTTAATAGCGTTTCCAAATTGATCGACTAGCATAATTTATTGATACCCTCCGCTGTAATATGTTCTGCGTGACTGATAAAAATTGTTGTTGTCGATGTGCCACAATGAACGTTCGATGACATATAAACGCTCGGTTTTTGTCATTGTTGGCTGCTTGGAAAATGACTGCCCGTTGACAGTTGCGCTTGTGATTTCTCCGCCACCGTCGATAGCGATTTCTTGCGCTAGTCTCGAATACTCCGCGCGTAAATTGCTAATCGCTGCGCTATCATAGCGTATAGCTTTCGCAATGCTTAATGATGTCGAAGCACTTCCCATGCGCGAAATCTAACAGAAATCTAACAGTTAGTCAACAAAAATTCTGTTAGTCTAACAATTCTGTTTCTACGTGGTGCGCAAATACGCCTTTTAAGTCACCCACGGCGACTCCGTAATACTGGCAATCGAGCAAATGGTTTTGCTTTTTAATCTGTTTCCAGTAGTGCGTAACCTCTCCCGTCTTGGCATTGACTGAATCAACTTTTATTTCGCTTTCCATGTGCGACTTGTAAGCGGTTGAAACGTCATCTGGCGTGACAATTTGCGAATGTTGCCGCAATCTTTGCATCATGTCTTTGTAAATTCTCGTGCTGACAAAGAAGTATTTCGCAATCTTTCCGTTGCGGCATTTCTTAAAGTTGTATTTGCTATACGTTTTCTGGATCGGGTTTCCGTCCCTGTCTTTATGCGGGAAGAAATCGCGTTGGTCTCCGCGTATTCCGATCCATCCGTTGCGTTCGCAGATGTCTAAAGATTCGTCAAAGTTCCATGAACTATCGACATAAACGCAGTTGTTAGGCACTCCTAGAGTTGCTTGCACGTCTCTAATGTTGCGCTCGTCGTGCAAATAACCTTCGCTTAAAACGTGCAGTTTGCCATCGCTTGTCCCTGCTTGCGCGATGTGCCAGTAATGATCTTGTCCGCGGTCGCACGTTATAAATCTTGAAATCTCGTTTGGCAGTTTCTCGGATGTCATCTCTGATTTCTCGTAGCCGCCGCCGATAATATCGACTTTCTCTTGGATGTATTCATCATCCCAGAACTCTGCCATATCTTTCTGCTTGTATTGCCGGTAAGGATCATACACGCCGCGCTTTAACGCTTCGAGAGCGCGCGTCCTACGCTCCCACATATCGCCCCATTCTACCCACCAGATCGCCATGCGGTTAAAGGTGCAGTAAATCGTTCCTTCTTCCGTGCCTTTTCTCGTTAGAATGTATTGAGACGCGTTCGATAGCGACCTGCGATTCCTGCTTGTGTCCGAAATCTCATGCTCACAATTCGCGCATTTTACCCGCGCCGTTTGCTTTGTAGCTAGGTAGTCAATTTCTCCATGCTCGTTTTTTGTTAGATCGACAACTATGCCGGCGTCCGTGAACGGCTGTAAAATGTCGCATTGCGGACATGCAAAATGCAAGTGGTATTCATCGCCTTTTTGGCACTCTTTAAAAAACTCTGATTGCTTCTTGCCGCCTTGTGAGATCAGATAGCCTTTTCGATTCCACCGATCATGATGCCTAGCGAAAAACTCTTTAATCAGCCCTTCCGTCCAAGTCCACGTTTCATCTCCGAATAGATAGCGACAAGAAACCTCTTGGAAATTTGACATGTTAGCCCCGCCGAAACTCATCGCCATATGAGGGAAAATGATGTCGTGTTTACGGCTCGCGTGTCGATCCTCAGCCCATAAACCATCTAACGCTTTGCACGCTTTTAGTGACGGGTTCAATCGCGTCTCAACAAATATCTTCGCCTTGTCGTTTGACTGGCAAGCGTAGAGACTTCTGCCTGGGTCTTCCGCAACGATGTAGGAATGTAACGCCTCGATTGCTGTTGATTTACCCGCCCCCGTTGGAGCTACAACGATGACCTTTTTTATCTCTGGATTTCCCATTGCATCTAGCGGAAAACGCCACCATGGAAACTGGTTTACGTCAAAGAATGGAGCGCGTTCGCTTCCCATCACCTTCACGTTTTTCATGCACCATTCAGAAACGCTTAGACTCGTCGGCGGTCTAATTGCGCGGCGGAACTCATTACTCATGACTAGCCTCCTCTTGAGCGGTTCTGCGTTTTTCTATGTTTGTCCATAGCTCCGATTGATCGTCTGAGAGTTCCTCTAGGATCGAGCGGACGCAATCGGTAAGAATGTTTTTCATCTGAGCGGGAGCATGTCCCTCTAGCTGTCCTGGCATGTCGTTAGGAATACGCATTACTGCGGTTCTGACTGCTACTCCAATTTTAGAGTCTCGCTCTACTACGGTCGAAAGTGGGATTGAATCCATCTTTGCTTCTGCCAGTTTTGCCTCTGCCAGCTGCGCGTCGAAATACATTTTCTTTGCTTTTGATTCTTCAAGCGATGGAACGTCCGCGCTGACTGGGATTTCCTTTCCTGTGATTCCTTGCAAATATCTTATGTAGTCAGTCGCCGATTGTGGGATCGCGTATTTTCTATTCGCGTTCTTTGTTAGCACTCCTTTTTTTGTTAGCTCCGCAATCCTTTTTGGCGTGATATTAAGGATAATTGCTACGTCTTGCGCTCCTACGTCTGTGCTTTTTGAAACCGTTCTAGTTATATCTTTCACAAGCGCAAATCTAACAGTTTTTTTGACACTTGCAAGTGTATAATTGTTGCATTAAGAC